ACGCGCTTGTAAAATAGGAAAAAACAGACATTGCTTTAATCTGACTTACTTAAATTGTCACTCTTGTCATGCTCTGCCTCTGCACTTTGATGCCTTGTCTGCCTAAACTTAGCAAAGTCAGCGTGTTGTCTCTGACCTATCCAGTTTTTGCGTTGATGCTCCATCTGCACACCTGTGTGAGCATATATCTTGAACCCATAACTCTTTGCCCTTATGCACCAAAGTAGATCTTCACCTACCCACTCACAGTGCAGTGGCATGTCCTGGTAATAGCCCCACATTTTTCCTTGGTGGGTAGGGTCAGCTTCTTTTTGGAAGCGTTCCCAGACGGATCTATGTACCAGGATTGCCCCAGTGCCACATGCATCAATCTCTATTATAGAGTCCTTCTCATACTCATGCACTGCAAACAGGCCGCCTGATTCACCACTCCTAAATATGCAAGGCACCGGCTCTAGGTATGGCTCTCCGACTTCCCACCCACCATGTACTACACCTGTGACTATAGGCCTGGTCTTTGCATCTGCGGCTTCTACTAACTTCTTGAAATCATTGACAGTAAATCTTTGATCTGTGTCTATCTGCAAGAGCCACTCATCTGTGGTTTTCTCTAAGAATGTGGAGACTACTTGATTGCGTAAGCGACTGATAACACCCGATCCTTGCAATGATATGAATTGGCCTAATTGCTTTTGTGATCTTGCAACATCCAACAAGCTAGTCATGAAGTCTGTGACAATGTATCCAGGTGAGCAGATGCCTATTGTGATCTTCTCTGTGTCCTTCAAATTGACACCCATCCCTGCCACTTTGCATCAGGGTTTGCTTTTAGCCATTCTTCTCTCAGCTTGTTTTGTTGTACCCAATCAATCTCTTGATTCACTATGTTAGTGCCACCCCTTCATTAACCAATGACTCCATGCCCCGCATGCGTTGGCAACACCAAACCTATCACTGCCATACCTATTTTTTATGTATTTGATGTGCCAAGTAATTTGTTGCTTGTATGTAGCTGTGGCCAGATATTCAGACTTGCCTTGAGGTAGGCCGTAGTGTGACCCATTCTTTGCCTTAATATCCCAGGTGCGGTTTTCTTGGTGGATTAAAGCTACTAAACAATCTTTTTGATCTACGCTGTAATCTAATTGTTTAAAGTATTCTTGTTTATAGACATTTATTTTGTTTGTAGCATGTACAGGATTTATTGTTAAAAGATTGATCATTACAAACATTGACACCTGGGTGACTAGATTTCTGATTGCCCCCCTACCCCCCATTAGTAAAACAATGAGCAGGTTAGAGATGACACCCGGTATGACTGAGTTTCCGCGTAGCCCCCGGCGAGAATATAACATAAGTTTTTACTCCAATCAAGACAACATGGTTTGTCAGGTGGCATAAGCCAACGCCCACACTTATTACACCTCTGTGGCTCTATCGGATGCACGCTCTAATAATACATCTACCAGCTCTATAAATGGTCTGCAATGTCTTTTAGTTACAAAGTAACAATCAATCTCAATCTCTCTTTGTTTGTCATAAATTGTACCAATTGTCCATTGTTCCTTGGTTGCAACTGGTACAACAAACATGTTTTGTGTTGTCTGACTTACATAAACATAGGCAAAGGGTTTGATGACTTTCTGATCAAAGCCATAAACAGTGTCTATGATTATTTTCTCATAAGGGAAGTCATCTATTGTGTTGAAGGTAAAGCCCCTACTTTTTACCTCTAAAACCAAGCCATCAACTATCACATCTTTTTCATTCTTAGTTTTGTTTTCCAATTCAGCTTGATCTTTGTGCATGCTCCAGTCTGGTACTACAACACCTGGCACACCAAAGTTACTCAAGATGTCACCTACTTTTTTGTTGTAAGCATGACCTTCTTGGAATGACTTTATGTAATCAAAGGTCATTGCCTACAACCACACAACACACACACTTTGTAATTGCCTTCACGCATGAGCCGCGCATCATTACATGCCACGCAACACTCAGCATCAGGCACTACATCAACAAAGACTCCATGATCAGTAAAGGTTGCCTTAACCCCAAACTGATCAATGATCTCCATGTCACCCACTTATTGACTCCCTAAACACAAAGGTGCCATCAGCTTTGGCAATACCCCAAACCGGTGGGCATTTTTGACCGCATACGCAAACATAACCGGCAAAGGGTTTGTTTGTGGTTTTAGAGAGGCCGGCTTTGTACAACATCCGCACACCGCCATCACAATGCAACTCCCTAAGATTCTCTACCTCTCTGGTCAAAGTCTCTACTGGATTGACTTGCAACAGTTCCCGGTCAAGCTCTGCCTTTGGCTCAATAGACCATGAGGTTGCCGCAATCATTGACTCTTTATGTGCAGTTTTGTTTGAACCTTTGAGTAAGGTCAAACATCTGGCAATCGCACTCGTAGCAGTATCTTCCAAGTACCACTTACGCATGTGCGCCGGGTAATCATCACGCTCACCTTTTGCAAAGTTAGTAACCGCCGGGTGTGCATCATTTAGATCCCGATAAACACTTCCCAGGAATACAACTATCCCTTTGTCTAGGTCTAATTGATAGATGGCTAGATCAATCCTGCCTAAAGGAAAGTTATTGATAAACCACTTGTTTAAAGTGGCCGCATCTTCATATTGTGTCAGATCAGGTCTCATTTACTCTCTCGCTCCCAGAGACTTACAACCCTGTCCATCAAATGATCATTATCTGCCACCAATTGTTTTTCACGCAATGATGGATGATTTGTATAGCGCACTTTTTGTACTTGCAAAGTGGGCTTTTTAGTGTCGGCTTCTCCGCGTTTGTAACCGCTTTTGAAGCCTTTGTCATAGCCATTTTCTACAGCTACCATCCAGGTGACTCCCAGTAACAAAGCCACCAAAGTGAATAAGGTGATTGTTACCAACCAACCCCATATTTCATAGTTCATATTTCACCGCTTCCTTGAACTTGTCTAACCAATAACCCTCAACCATTTTGGCAGAGAGCCTTCCTCTGATCTGCGTAGCACCCATTGATTTATGTGCATATTGCCGGATCAAAGAAGCCTTGACAAAGTGTTTGCGCTGTTGATCAACATACGCCCCACTTATCTTGTCCCATTTAACTATCTCCAAGTTATTGCTTTCATTAAGCCTTCCGGTAAAATGATAGGCTCTACATCATTGATCACTTTATATTGAGTCCCATTAGGATGTATTGATGGTGGTAGTACCACATAACCTTTATGTTTGATGTCAATACCATTGCTTAACTTGCCTTTAAATTGCAAGGTAGGATCAGCTTTAAAATAAAAGTGGTACCCATCATCTGTTTGTACAGTGTGAGTATTTAGTTTGACACACCACTCATAATAATTTTGCCACTCTTGTTTGCTTACTGCGTTGCGTTTGTCAAAATCCACTACGACTAAATAAGACTGCACAATGGCCAAACCTATATTTAAATCAGGATCTTTAAACCATTTCTCTATTGTTTTGATGTCCGCACTTGCATCTAGGTAACCATGCCTTAAAAACTTACATGGCTCTTTTGATTGTTTTTTAAGTGGTAGTACAAACCAACCTTTTTGCACATAATCTATTGCCGCTGTTATTGCTAAGTCACATTGACACTCATCTGAGTCACATTTACTGCAAGCATATAAACTGTTTGCGGTATTATCGCCAACAAGCCAATTGCGGTGTCTTGTAATCGTCATGCGGTCACCTTGATTTTGTCAGCATACGCAACTTGCCAATCAAAATTGTTTGCATCATCAATTGCATAAGCCTTTTTGATTCTTGAGCTATGTAAGGCAGATGCTTGATGACCTGATGGCCTCTTACAATTTACGCCGACTTTTGCATTACAGGTATCACACTCTAAAGACTTAGGACAAACATCTCCACGCGTAACACCATTGCACCACTTACACTTTGTCTCTATGTAGTTCATTTTCCCATCCCTTCAAATGGATTTACAAAAGCAATTGAACCATACCCAGCTGACAATTGCAACTACCCAAAGGCTTTGCCCAAGGCTACAAAACTGCCATCATTGTTAAAGCGGATCATCTCAAAACTCACATTACCCCGCTTGACTGTCATTATGACCGCCCCGGCTTGCCAGTTTGCGTAGCCTTTAACGCCTAAATAAGACATCTTTGCCATGTCACATGTATGTCCTACCTCAACACCTACCAAAACCCTCTCCAATCGCCCATTGAAAGCCTCTGAATGGCATGTGTAACCCATTCTGTGACTGTGGCCTGTGATGCAAGATTTACCCCACCGCTTTGCAATGTTGAGGGCTGTACTGCCCCCGACCCTGGACATAGTGCCTTCATCACCATGACAAAGTACAAAATCTGTACCGGGTATTTCATAAGGTTTTTTGGCGTAGTAGATCCCAAGGTCTTTAAAATCCATAAACTTCTCATATTGCAGCTCTGGTAATTCCATCAATCCCGGCACACGCATTACAGCTTTATACAACCTGTCTCCATGATTAGACCTTGAGACTACATCAGTCTTGAGGTCATAAAGAATATTTTTACATAGGTCTCTGTCTGCATTTAAAGTTTGCTCAAAAGATTCTGCCTTGCCTTCACTCCACCTAGAGATTGTATTTAAATCTAATTCATCCCCTACATTTAAAACTAAATCAAACTTAAATACATTGACCAATTTTTTCAAATTGACAATTGCGGCATCAAATTGGAATGGCACCTGCATATCTGCACAAATCAGATACCGGGCGTTGAAACTTTTGTCGCGTTTAATCTTCTTCCTCATCATCATCATAAGGTCTGCGAATAGGATCATCCGGGGAGACAATCCAATCCGGGTAAGTAGATCTATCCATGGCAAAGCCAAGTGCAATGCGCTCTGTCATACCAGCTCTGCGACAGGCAGAATAAACCTCTTCCGCGGCTATCGCCCAAAAATCCAATTTTGTTAAGACAGGCTCTTTAGTGGTGAGCCTTTTTTTTGCAATTTTTTTTACTCTGCGTTTGGTGGCCATACAGAGTATTTTAAATCATAAAGAGCCAACAATAGCTCTATGGACACCTTCCTCTAAAGTTATTTTTGGTGTGTAATAATCACTCATCATTGTTGGATTACCTACCCGGTAGGCAACTCCAGAGGGCTTATCAGTGAGAATATTAAACTTGGGGTACTTCTCAATGCCCAAGATATCTAAGGCAATTTTGGCCAACTCTACAAAGGTGGTTGGCCGACCTGAACAAAGATTGATTGTTTGATTGCAGTCATTCTTGACCATAGTGCAGACCGCATCTACAACATCATCTATATGTATGAAGTCTCTTGTTGTATTGGCTCTGCCCCATATATCAAATGGATTTGAGTTCATAATGGCTCTTTGAATAATTGAAGGGAATGGGTAGGTCAAATCTTGATCAGTGCCATATCCACTAAAAGGTCTGAGGATTAAGACCTTGGTGCCAGTCTCTCTTAGGTATTGCATCAACATTTCACCGGTTAATTTAGACCAACCATAGCTCATATCCGGCTTGCCAATTTTTTTAAAGTTTAGGTCTTTTTCTTTTAGCCTGTGTTTTTTTGCAATAGTTTGTAATTCAATTGGGTAAGCGGCTGATGAGCTGAAATACACTACATAGGGTTGCTTGGTCACCATGCACCAATTGGCAAACTCAGCATCTATAGCAAGATCTACAGCTAGAGTTAAAGGTGCCTGTTCAATCTGCACTCTGCCGCCAACAATAGCGGCTAGGTGAATGACAAGATCAAATTGTTTTTTTTCTAGTTTAAAAAAGTTCCGGCAATCTACACCATTTTTAAGATCCACCAAAGTAAATCTTGCATTAGGTAAGGCACGCCTAAAAGCCCGACCAACAAAGCCATGTGAGCCTGTCAGTAAAATGTTCATTTATATTTAGTAATTAAAGCCGCATACTCCGCACTAATAAAATACCTTTGCAAAGTTAGTAGATCAGCCTCATACCATTTAGGCTCATTAACCCTCTCATATCCCTCATCCATCTCAGCTTTACCGGCAACTGGATGCATGTGTTCAATGATTACATCAGGCAAGTATCTCAAACAATTTATATCTAGCCCCAATTGTTTTACAAAGTTATCAAAATATAAATGAAAGCAACCTGGGAAGGTCATACCCCTAAGATCATCTACCAAGTTCCTTGACATTGCATAAGCTGTGGGCAGGTTGGCACCTTGCAATAAGTCATTGCCATAAGCAAAGCCTGTGTCTAAACCTATCGCTTGAACAAGGGCTTGATTCCAGCCTTGGGTTCTAGGAAGGTGATCATCACCCATGAAAATAAAATGATCATATAAAGGAAACTCAAGAATATCCAAAAGCAAAACCGCACCATCATTGAGAGACTTAGCACAACCGCCCGTTTTATTATCTGCGGGTAGGCACCTATAATTTTTTTCATCTTCATGTTTAACATACTCAGACCATTTTGGGTCATCATTATCAATTACAAAGTACAGATCTGCCTCTGCACCGGTATCAATAAAAGCTTGAGCCAAGCGGTAAGCATTCTCCGGTCTGCCCCTGGAAGGTACTACTGCACAACTTCTCATGGCAGTAGGTTAGATTGATTAACTCTTATTCATTAGGATGTCATACAGCGTGTCTAGTTTTACCTCAATTTTTGCTATACGCCCCTCTAAATTGTGTTGGCCATTATTGTCAGGTTTAAGCTCTGATAGGTAATGTTTAACCAACCACCGGATTGAGGCAATCAAAGAGCCTACAATTGTGATTGTAGATACTGCTAAGGCCGCGATATCGGTCAGACTCATTAGCTGTTAAGTCCAAAAGACTTATCTTTAGGGTCAAAAAACCTAGCCAAAGGTGCAACAAGCGCACCAATTAAGATTGATAACTCAGGCCGCACATCTGCAACTAAAGCCAACAAGGTTGTAATTGTTGCGGCGGCAATACTGCGTAGATAAGATTTAAGTATCTCTTTTTGTTTTTGTGTAATTTTCATTGTAATCCTAACTCTTGTATTTTTTCTTGCACTTGTTTTTGATTTAAAGCAATTTCAAAATGTTGCTCATCTTTACGCCTTTTGAAATTACCACCCCATTTTAAACCATATTTAATTATGAGTAGGTTAATTGTATTGCGCTGACCTTGATTAAATGTATTTGACTTGCCCAAAGGATGTAAAATTGACCCCAAATCTATTGCGGTGCCGGATGAATGATTGCTTAAAACCTTGTCTGATCCTCTGCTCATTCTAAATGCATATCCCCAATCGTCATTTTGCCCTTCATCTATACACTCTACCCAAACATGAAAATCTTTTGCAAAATTGATTAGTAAAGGTGCAACCGCTTGGGCACATGCAAGTTTGGTCTTTGTGCCAGGGACAATGAAAGATTTTATACCTAT